GAAGAACGCGGTGAAGATCTCTCATAGGTAAGCCGGATGGACTCCCTCTTCAACATGGCGGTGATCCTGACCGCGGTCGACCACTTCAGTGGGCCGATGCAGCGGGTCGCCAGGTCGATGACGGCGTTCGACCGGATGGCCGAGCGTGGGCACGCCTGGTCGCGCGTCGGCCAGCAGATCACCGTCGCCAGCGCGCTGACCCAGGGGGCCGCGACCGTCATGCAGCGCGGGTTGATGTCGGTCCTGCAGCCCGCCCAAGACGTCGAAGACGCGCTGGCCATGGTGGCGACCGTGGTCCAGCCGATGGAGGGCACGGTCGGCGACGCACTCGGCCGTGTGAAGCGCGAGGCCCTGGAGTGGAGCAAGGCGCACACCGACACGGCGGACGAGTTCGTCCGCACAACCTACATGATGATCTCGGCGGGGCTCGACGAGCGGGCGGCGATCGAGGCCACCAAAACGTCGCTTGGCGTGGCGACGGCCACCATGGGCGACAACATCGAGGCCGCCAATCTTCTGGCCGTCGTCTACAACAACATGGCCGACAAGACGGCCGATGCACAGGCCGAGATCTCGCGCATCGGCGACACGCTGACGAAGACCCAGCAGACGTTCCAGTTCGCCAACCTCAACCAGCTGACGACCGGCATGCAGTACGCGATCCCGGTCGCGCTGCAGTATGGCAGCTCCCTCGAGGAGGTCGCCGTCATTATGGGCGGGCTCAACAATCGCGGTCTGCAGGGCAGCATGGCCGGCACCGCGTGGGCGGCCACCATGCGCAACCTGAACAAGGCGTCGAAGGATCTCGGCTTCGAGATCGCGAAAACAGCCGATGGCGGGACGGACTTCATCGCCACATTGGCCAACATCGAGGCCAAGTTCGGCGCGATCGTCGACCTGTCGCCCGTCATGCAGGAACGCTTCAAGGCGGCATTCGGAGACGAGGGCATGCGGGCCATCTCGCTGCTGGTCGGAGAAAGCCAGAACCTGTCCCAGGCCATGCTCGATGTCGCCAACAGCGCGGGCACGGTCGAGACGGCGATCCAGAAGGTCGAGAAAACGCAGCGGCGATCAGGGACGATCATTGCCAACAACGTGAACGCCTTGAAAATCAGCTTGGCCGACAACCTTGCACCCACGATCGAATCTCTGACACCGAAGGTCATCGCCGTCGTGGACGCGATCGGCGGGTTCGCCGCCGCCAATCCCCAGCTGATGGAAACCGGCATGATCATCGCCGGGATTGCCACGGCCGTGCTCACCGTGGTCGCACCGGCCCTCACCGTGGTCGGCGCGATCGTCACGGTTGGCGGTGCCGCGGTCTCGGCCTACGGGCTGATCGGCGCCAGCCTTGTCTGGCTCTGGCCCAAGATCCTGGCCGCGACGACAGCGACGGCAAGCTTGACCGCCACGATGGTCACGCTGGCCGTGCGCTCGGTACCGGCTGCCGCCGCGGCCATGGGGCGGCTCGCGATAAGCATGGGCGGCGCGCTGCTGGCCGGCATCCGAGGTGCGACTGTCGCCGTGCGCGCACTGTCCGCGGCGATGATTGCCAATCCGATCGGCATGCTGGTCGCCGGCATCGCGCTCGGGGCGACCCTGCTGATCACCTATTGGGAGCCCATTTCCGGGTTCTTCGCAGACCTGTGGAGCGGCGTTCGATCCACTTTCGACACCTTCTCCAATTGGCTCACCGGGTGGTGGCCAAGTATGGAGACCTCCAACGGCTCGGCGATCGAGCGGGGGCTCGCCGTGTTCTGGCGGTTCACGCCGGTCGGGATCCTGACCGAGGCGTTCGACGCCGCGGCCAAGCTGCTGTCTTCGATCGATTGGGCGCCCTACGCCGTCGAGATCGTCCGGGGCCTGAAGACCGGCTTCAAGTCGATGATCAAGGACGCGCTCGCGCCGGTCGACGAGATCGCGACCGGCATCAAGGACAAGTTCAAATCGGTGCTGGGGATCGAGTCACCGTCCAAGGTGTTCCGGGGCTTTGGCGGCGACCTTGTCGCGGGCCTGGCGCTCGGGATCTCCAGCAGCCAGGCCGGCGCGATCGCCCGGGCGGCGAGCCTCGCCGCTGGCGTTGCCGCGGCCGGTTCCGTCGCCGCGCCCGCCGTTGCGGCGCCTGTGATCGCTGCCGCCGCTTCCGCCACGTCGCCGGCGATCGCAGCTGCCGCTGCCGCCGCCACACCCGCAATCAAGCCTCCGGTCACCGCTCCCCCGAACGCGCAAGAACCTGCGACCGGTAGTGCCGCTGCCCCCGCAGTGCCGGGTCTCGTTCCTCACATCGCCCCGCTTCAGACGCGCGGGCCACGGGTCGCCGATCTGCCGGCGCCATCAGCCAGCCGAGAGGACCGGGCTCCTCGAGGAGCGGACAGCGGCGTGTCCGTGACCGTGAACTTCAACCCGACAATCACGATCGCCGCCGGCGACCAGCAACCCACCGAAGCGAGTTTGCGCGATGCGCTGCGCGATCTCGGCCCGGACCTGGCGCGGATCGTCACCCAGGCGGTCGAGCGCGCGGCGCGCACGAGGTTCTGATGTTCGCGGCCTTGGGAGACATCCGCTTCGATCTGCCGGCCTACGTCACCGGAACCGGCATGCAGCGCCGCCAGGCCTTTGCCCGCCATGACCGGATCCAGGGCAAGCCGGTCCTACAGGCCATCGGTACCGACCTCGAGCAGATCTCGATCGACATCGTCTTCCACATCGAGTTCACCGACCCGGAGCTGGAGATCGTGCGCCTGCGTGCCGCCGCCGATCGCCAGGATCCTCTGCCCCTGATCTATGGCAACGGCACCTACAAGGGCCGCTATGTGATCGAGAGCATCGACGAAACCGTCCGCAACACCGATGGCCAGGGCAATCTGATCAAGCTCACCGCCCGGCTCGCGCTGCTGGAATGGCACCAGCCGCCCGGGAGCGATCCGGTCGTCGACCCGGCCCGCAATGAAGGCCGGGCCTCCGGTGCCAACTCGGCCTCGCGAACCCTGCCGCCGCCTGACGGTCCTGCCCCTGGCGCGGAGCCCAGCTCCGTTACGCCCCGCCAGATCGCGAGGCGCACATGAGCACCCCCCAGTTCATTGAGCACATCACGACGGACGGCGACCGCTGGGACCTTCTCGCGTGGCGATACTACGGGGATCCGCACGGCTACGAGCGGATCATCACCGCCAATCCCGAGCTGCCCATCACCCCGCGCCTGGCCGGCGGGATCAAGGTCCGGATCCCGGTGATCCCGGACGCACCTGCCGCGACCGCCGGTCTCCCACCATGGAAGCGCGATGGCTGATCACACACTCAAGCCGCGCTGGCTGCTGACGTACTCCGGGCGGGACATCACGGCCGACATCGTGCCCTTCGTCACGCGCGTCGAGTACACCGACCACGCCCACGGCGAGAGCGATGAGATCGCGATCGACCTCGAGGACAAGGACGGCCGCTGGATCAACAGCTGGTATCCGTCCAAGCGCGACCAGGTCACGTTGTACATCGGCTATGACGGCCAGCCGCTCCTGCCGTGCGGCGACTTCGAGATCGACGACGTCGAGTGGTCCTCCCCGCCGGACATGGTGAAGATCCGCGGGCTCGGTGCCGGGATTTCACCGGCGCTCCGCACAGAGACTAGCCGCGCCTACGAGGGGACCACCCTTCGCGGCGTGGCCGAGCGGATCGCCGACGCCCACGGGTTGACGGTCACCGGCACCATCACCGACATCCGGATCGCGCGGATCACACAGGACCGCCGCCGCGATCTCGAGTTCCTGTCCAGCCTGGCCAAGGAATACGATCACGTCTTCTCGGTGCGCGGCGGCCGGCTCGTCTTTCACAGGGTCGCTGATCTGGACGCGGCCGAGGCGTCTGTGACCCTGGACCGCACCGACATGACCCGCGTCAACATCCGCGACAAGGCGCGCGAGATCTATGCCGGCGCCGAGGGCCAATACCACAACCCGGCCACCCGGGAGCTGCTCGCCCATGAGGTGGCCGCCAAACATGCAAGCACCGGCGACACGCTCAAGGTCATGGTGCGCGCCGAGAACCAGGAACAGGCCGAGCTGAAGACCAAAGCCGCCCTCGCCCAGGCCAACCGTGGCGAGGCGGCGGGCACGATCGATCGCATTGGCGACCCGCGCCTGGCTGCCGGCGCCAACGTGACCCTGACCGGGTGCGGCCGGTGGAATGGCAAATGGGCGATCGAGCGCTCGCGCCACGCGATCGACCGCAAGGAAGGCTATCGAACGTCCATCGAGATCCGGGGGATCACCCCATGATCCGGGGGCTCAGCTCATGATTCGGTTCGGCGAGATCATGGAGATCGACCCGACGCGCGGCCTCGCCCGGGTGCGCCTGGCGGACCACGACGGCCTGGCGACCTGGTGGCTGAAGGTCCTGCAGCCGAAGACCCTGCACGACAAAGCGTACTGGATGCCGGACATCGGCGAGCATGTCGCGTGCATGCTCGACGCGAAGGGCGAGGAAGGCGTGATCCTGGGCGCGGTCTACTCCTCGGCGGACGCGACACCGGAGACCGATCCGGAGATCCGCCGGATCGTGCACAAGGACGGCGCCGTGGAAGCCTACGACCGAGCCGGGCACCACTGGACGCTCGACGTCCCGGCCGGCGGGTCCATCACCGTGCGGATCGGCCGGACATCGCTTGTGTTGACCGACGCCGAGACCGTCCTCACCACACCACAGTTCCGGGGCGTGAAGGCCGAATGAGCGGGCACGGGATCGCGGTCAAGACACTGGACGCCGCCGGCGGCGTCCAGCTCGCCGGTGGCCAGGACTGGTTCCACGTGGAAGGCCAGCTCGTGGTGCTCGAGGGGGATCCAGTCACCCCACACGCACCGGGCGGGATCCACGCCGCCCCGCCCGTGATGGCCGAGGGTTCCGACTGGATGTCGATTGACGGAATCCGCGTTTGCCGTGAAGGTCATGCGGCGAGCTGCGGGCACACGACGTCCGGCCGCCCCTGGTTCCTCATCGACGCGACCTGACAGCTCCAGCGGGTGACACCTGTCACCATGCCCGCGTCCTCCCTGCCCGCTCAGAGTGCCGGCATGGACGTCGCCCCCACCCTCTCTGAGACCGCACTCGCCGGGATCAATCACGTCGACTGGCAGCCCAAGCTGGGCGAGCCGGGTTCGGTCGTCCAAGGCCTCGACGACATCCATCAGTGCATCTCGATCATCCTCACGACACCCCTTGGCGCCGATCCCCACCGCCCCGAGTTCGGCTCGGATGTCTGGCGTCACATCGACAAGCCGATCGCCGAGGCCTTCCCCCTAATCGTGCGCGAGGCCGTGGACGCGGTCGCCCGGTGGGAACCGCGTGTTGATGTGATCCGCGTCGTTCGTCTCGAGGGGACGGCACCGGCCCATCTCTCCATCCGCGTCGACTGGCGCCTCAAGGGCAGCGAGGAGCTGCGGGCGACGGAGGTGGACCTTGGCTCTGCCTGAACCCGACTTCATCCCCCGCGATCCCGCGGCGCTCGCTGCCGAGGCCGTCAGCGCCTTCGAAGCCGAGACCGGCCGGACCCTGCAGCCGGCACAGATCGAGCGCCTGGTCATCAACCAGATCGCCTATCGCGAGACCCTGACCCGCATCGCCGCCCAGGAGGTGGGAAAGCAAGCCCTGGTCAACTACGCGACGTACCCGGTGCTGGACGAGCTGGGGGTGCTGGTAGGCGTGACGCGCTTGCCGATCCAGCCCGCGCTGGCCACCGTCACCTTCTCGGCCTCGGCCGTGCTGTCGATCGACGTCGTTGTGCCCGCTGGCACCCGGGTGTCGACAGCCGATGGAAAGACCGTTTTCGCAACCTCGGCCGACGCAACGATCCTGGCGGGCCAAGCGAGTGTCGACGCCGGTGTCGAAGCCGTCGTGGCTGGCGTCGCCGGCAACGGCTTCGCGCCGGGCACCCTGACCAAGATCGTGGATCCGGTCGGGTTCGTCGTTTCCGTGACCAACATCACCGAGACGAACGGCGGCGCTGACATCGAGAGCGACGACCAGCTGCGCGCGCGGATCAAGCTGGCGCCGAACACCTTCAGCGTCGCCGGGCCGCTCAAGCTCTACGTCAGCCTGGCCCGCAACGCGCATCAGGACATCGTCTCGGTCGTGGCCCTGTCGCCCGTACCGGGCGACATCGACATCCACGTGCTCACCAGTTCCGGGCCGCCCTCGGCCGAGATCAAGGCGCTCGTCGAGGCCGCGGTGGACAGTGACCAGACGCGCCCCCACGGCGACCAGGTCCGCGTGCTGGATCCCGTCGCGGTCTCCTACGCGGTCACCGCCAACATCCAGGTCACGGCCGGGACAGACCAGGCCTCGGCGATCTCTCGCGTTACCGCTGCCCTGCAGGCCGTGGCGGACGGATATGCGGCGAGCCTGGGCGCCCATGTGGTCCTCGCCGACCTGATCGCCGCCGCCAAGGCCGAGGCCGGTGTGTACGACGTCCAGGTCACCGCACCCGCCGCCACGCTCGCCCTCTCGGCCGAGCAGTGGGCCAGCCTCACCGGAATCACCGTCACGGTGACGGGGGTGGTCGATGTCTGACGCGCCAAGAATGGAGATCCAGCCGGGGATCCTGGACGAACGCGCGCCCGGGTTCATGGCGCTGGCCGATCGCTTCGACGCCATCCCGATCGAGAACCTGCTGGTCTATCTGATCGACCACGTCCACGCATCGGCGCTCCCCCACCTGGTCGAGCAATTCGACATGGGGGACTTCATCCGCGAGACCACGTCCGAGGCCACTACCCGGGCGATGCTCAAGTCGGCGATCGACCTCAAGCGCAAGCTCGGGACCGAATGGGCGGTCAAGTTCGTCGCCGACACGCTCGGCTTGCCGATCGAGTTCATCGACTGGCATCGCGCGGATCCCCAGCTGCCCCGCCACACCTTCGTCGCCCGCGCCTACGCAAACGATGCCCGCGTGGTGATGGATGGCGAGCATCAGGCCGAGTTGATCCGATTGATCCGGGTGGCCAAGCGGGGATCCCAGCACGAGACAGTCGAGATGGCCGCGGCCATGGACTGGTCGCTTGGCCTCGCCGCCGGTGCGGCACCGGGCCAGCGCGTCGACGCCCAGGAAACCGCCGATGGCCGCGATGGCGTCGGCCTGGATATCGGCATCGCCGGGGCTGCGGCATCGGGCGTCCGCCTCGACGCGGGCCTTGCGGCTGCCGGCCGCGACACCGCCGAGGCGACCCTCGGCATGGCCGGTGCGGTCGCCGCCACCAACACCACCGATGTCACCGAGTCAGTCCGCGGCCGCGATCACGTGATCGCGGACATGGCGCTCGCCGGTGCCATCGCCCCCGTTCAAGTCGTGATGGTTTGGAGCTGACGCATGGCCGACTACACCTTCAAGCCCGTGTTCACCGATGTCGGCCGCGCGGCCGTAGCCGCCGCGGACGGGGTGGGTCTCAACGCCAAGATCACGCATATCGCCCTCGGGGCCAGCCCCTGGGACGCCCGGGCGAACGATGGATCCGCGACCGCCGCGGCACTTGAGGCCACCGCCCTGCAGAATGAGGTCGTTCGCACGACGCTGACGGTCGGCGGCTCACTGGCCCCCAACCAAGTCGCAATGCAGGCGACCTTCAACCCCGCCGACCCGGGCAACAGCGACCCGACGTTCTGGATCACTGAGATCGGGTTCTTCCTTGAGGACGGCACGTTGCTGGCGGTGGCCGCGCGCTCTTCGCCCGATGGGTTCGGTTACCGGGGCGATGTCGCGCCCTGGACGTTCAACTTCGTGCTGTCCTGGAGCGACCTGCCATCGGACAGCATCACCGTGATCTTCGACGGCGACGCGGCCATGGCCAACGCGTTCCTGCAGCAGCTGAAACTTGTCGCCCAGATGCGGGCCTTGGTCGAGGGCGCGGGCCTTGTCTGGGATCCGGACGACACCGCACAAATCAGCACGGCCATTGGGCTGCTCGCGGATGATGGAACGCAGAAGGTGCTTCAGCCGTTCCTATCGCAACCGCCCAACGGATCAATCAACGTTGGCGAGACGCCGACCATCCGGGGATCGGCCTTCTGGGACATGTACTCCGCCGGCCACGCCCACTCGTCCGTGGAGATCTCGACCGACGTCAATTTCACGGCGATCGTCTGGTCCGGCATCGTCAACAGCGGGGACAAGACGCAAGCCGTTTTGCCGGCGGCCACCCTATCAACCGACACCACGTACTTCGCGCGCATGCGCTACACCGACAACCTGTCCAACACCAGCGCCTGGTCCCTTCCGACCAGCTTCTCCACGGGCGCTACCTTCGTCGAGGTCGCGCAACCGGTGAACGCCACCCCGGCGAACGGTGCCACCGGTGTCTCCTTGGTGCCGACCCTGTCTGCCAGCGCGTTCGCCGTGAATGGCGGCGCAGACACCCACGTGGCCAGTCAGTGGGTCATTGATCAGTTCGTCGGCCCCGGAATCTTCGACTGGCAGAACGCCGTCTGGGACAGCGGAGAAGTGGCCGATCTGCAATCGGTCACGCCGGCCTTCAGCTTCGACCCTGAAACCAAGTATCGCTTCAAGGTCCGGTACAAGGGCAACGACTACGGGTGGAGCAGCTACAGCGCTGAGACAGAGTTCACGACGTCGGTTCCGGCCGGCTCCACCACCTACACGGTCGCCGGCGGCATCGCGTTCATCGTTCCCCCGGGCGTTTACAGCATCCGGGAAAGCTGGATCGGCGGCGGCGGCGATGGCGGCCCGTCCGCGGGCGGCGTCAGCGAGAGTTCCGGCGGATCTGGCGGCGGCGGTGGGCGCCGGACCCGCGCCGTCGTGCCAGGTCAGGTCATCAC